GTAGCCATCCATTCATATTGCCATTTGTCTAGTTTCCACCATGCTGTGCTGGTCCACATAGTTTACAATTTCTGCGCGACGATCCTCGTGTTCCCAACAGCAAGCCTTGTCAGATGCGGGCGACATATGGTATCCGCCGCCATCGCCGTGGGGCTGCGCGAATTCTTTCGGAACGGGTCGAGTCACCGATTTCCGCGCGTGGAACCGATGGGGAAGGACTCCCAGTTCAGAGAATTCGCCGAAACACCGTCGTGTGAAGAGAAATTTCCACTCAAGGACGGCGTGAAGGAGGATTTGAAGGTCACTCGGTCTGCTACGAAGGGGCGAAACAGGTTGACGGTGCTCATGTCCGTGTTTGTGCTAGCGGCATCATTCGCAGCCAACACGAGCAACGTTTTGCATTCTGTGTACGGCCGCGTGCTGGCGAGAGTGCCTCTGTGCACAGCGTCAACAGGACCCATAGTGAACAAGCTTGACAAGATATCTGCGAAGATGGGCTACGTCGAACCCGACAACGCCGAGGATTGGGCGAGGAAGTTCCCAGTCCGCAAACGAAACAGATATTTGAAAGCTTTGTCGTATTTAGCAGTCGTAGGGTTCGCTTGTTTTGACGATCGGTTGCTTGGCGCGAAGAACCATTGGGACAAACGCAGCTGTTTTCTAAAGCACGAGGTGAACCTGTGTCAGCTGGACAAGGTGGTTTATCATGATGGAAAGGCATACGTCATCGCGTGCGCAGACCCGCGCACAATACAGGCTAGCGAGGATCCAGTGCAATGCACAGCAGGCCCGTATTTCACTGCGTATGGGCGCCGGGCCAGCGAAGTGTTTGATGGAGGACCCGACAGTTTGATCGACGGGTGGAGGGTCTGCATGGCTTACGGGCGAACCAAGAGCGAGACGGCTCGCATCATACGGCAAATACAGAACAGCAAAGACAATGGAGTCATCGATTGCGGCGACGACGTGTTCATTGTGTGGGGCGACAAATGTTACGCCATCGACGCGAAGCGGTGGGACGCGCACGTCTCCGCCACTTTGCTACGTCTGAAGGCCAGGCATTTGCTCGCGCTCGGAATGCCACAACAGATAGTCTCAATGCTGGACCGGCTGATCAAACGCAGGGGCTCGTACAAGGGGTTGGGAGTGCGATTCGAGTTGGAGGGGGATGTGGCCAGCGGCGACCCTGACACTTTGTATTGGAACACAACGCTGGGTGTCGCATTGGTACTGGCGGCTGTCGACGGATGTACCACATTTGAGCAATTCAGCGCTCGGTGCACGGAATGGGGCATCGAGTACGAGTTGGCCGCCGTGGGCAGTCGCAGTGAACCACAGGCGCATCTTGACTTCTGTAGCTGCGTTTTCGTGCCAACGGCCACGGATTGGACACTGGCCCCGAAGTTTGGCCGTTCGATCATGAAGCTGGCGTACACAGCGAACAGCGGCAACCCGGCGGAATTGTTGTCTTCAAAGGTGATGGGGCTGAGCTACGACTTATCGGCTTACCCCGACGCCGTCACAATTCTGCGGAAGTTGCTGCCGGATTTACCTAACGCCGTCGCTGCGCAAGAATCGTACGTCCCAGTCGGCAAGGTGGAACCAGCAACAAGGGCCGAGTTGAACAATTGCTTCAGGGCGCGGTATGGCGAATCTTACGACAGTGTGCTCGATGATTTGAACACGCTTGTCGAGCGCACGAAGTTGGAACAGATGGAATCTGGAGATCTGGTAGTGTTGCAGAAATGCGTCAGTGTGGATTATGGAAAACAAGCGATGGCGGGACCGCTTCCAGCGGCCAACGTTAAACGCCATCCATACACGCAGCGTAAGCGCACACCAGTGTGGCAAGGCATTATGGCGCTTCTTTTGGTAGGAAGGGTGGGCCTGAATTTAACAGGCAAAGAAGCAAGGTTTATTTCATCATTTTATGGCAAAGGGAGGCAATGTTCAAG